CAGCCACTTGTTTAATGAGATTTCCAGCAACTTCATATGCTCTTGGGTGTTCACCCTCTTTTGCAAGTTCTAAAATACCATCTATAGCATCTTGACCTCTTTCAACAAGTCCGTAGAAATTTTCTCGTTGATATTTATAATCATTTTCTATATCGTCTTCATTACTTTGGACAACTTTTTTAGGAACTGTAATATTATTTTGTTGGATTGCAGTTTCTACTGGATCAAATACACCAAGAGCTTTATCTATACTGGAAAATGGGTCTTTCATAACTAACCTTTTTTAACATCTGATCCACTAGTTGTATCAAAGTTCTTTGCATCTTGAAAGAAAGAACTAGTTTCATTGAATCCAAAATCATCATCTGCATCTGCACTTGCAGGCGTAGGTGTGACTGAATATCTTTGTTCTCTTGTAGGTGTAACTGCTGGTAAGTCTGTGTATTGGTCTACTTGTACAGTTTTGATAACACTTGAAGAAGTAACTGGGCCGTATAGGTAAAACTTTGTAGTGAAACCCATAGTATAGATTATTGCTCTACGACTTTCAAAATCTCCTTGATAATTATCTTCATAACCTACATCATTAAGAATAATAGGCACATCTCTTTTGATACCCATATCTGCCATATCATTAAGTGTAAGTGTATAGTCTGGTTGAAAGAATGGTAGTATCTGTTCTACTATCTGTAACGCATCATCAGAGTTCTTTGCCATTGCGTACAGAGTGATATCCATATTATAAGGAACGGGCATAAACTGTGTGTCCAGTTTATTTGCATTTGAACTGGAACTTTTTACTTTTTTAAATTTTTGTACACGATTTAATTTACGAGTAGAATCATATGTCAATGAACCAATTTCAAAACCTAGTCTTGGTAAAGTAATTGCAGCTGCACTTGCAAGTGATGGGTCTTGGTCTAAACGAGCTAACCATTTTTGTTTAGGCCCATATGCAAGTGGTACTTTCATTGATTGAGTTATATTTCCAGAATTGTCCTTACGAACAATCTGAATATTGTTAAACATAGTTCCAAACGCAACGATTACGTTTCTAACTGTTTCGTGGTAAAATTGTTGTCCTAACATTATGTGGCACTCCCTACATCACCAAATGGATTTGATTCAGTAAAATCTAATACTGTATCGTCAAGTTGGTCGAATAATTCGTTTTGTGAAGTCTTATCTGTATCATAATCACCTACTATATATTCTTCTGAAATTAGATAAGATGCATCACCAGTATCGGCTGCATTTTCTAACTGGATAGAACCAGTTGTGGTATCTGTTCCGTCTTCTATTGTAAATTGATATGCTCTTGCATCTGTAGTTAAGTCACCCTCTATTGCATCAATAGTTGCAATACCTGTGTCAATAACTTCTGAAGCATACTCAAATTGTTTACATCTTAATTTATATACTGGGTTATTATCCAGTTGATAAAAAGGTTCATCATGGTCTACAAAGTTAATCTCAAACATCTTTGCAAAGATAGGGTGATAAACTAAATCTCCCTCTTGTGGTCTGTCTGCATCAGTTGTAGCTGTATCTTGTAGTATGTAATAGTTACCAGTAAGTGTTGTAAGATTAGATGAGTTACCAGTTTGGTCTATACTTCCATCTTCTAGTGCAATAGAACCCTCACCTTCCTCTAAATTAATTTGACTGTCCATCTCTTGAAATCGTTCTTTGGAAACTACAAATGTAATCTCGTTACGATTTTCTAAACCGAACTGTGAGATGATTTCTTTATCTCCACCAAATCCAGCTCCATCTTCTACATACATTTCGATTGGTTCTGCGTTTGTGTATTTAGATAATGCATCTTCACCTAAAACATTATCAAGTGCAACAGTTTCACGATTGACATAATATACATCATGTCCATAAATCTGAATTGCTTCCTTGACTAGATTTTGATATAAACTTCTCTCTGTTGCGATTGAGTGAAGATTACTTGTATGAAATGCACTATTAACAGCCATTTATCTAACCCTTAAACATATCTATAGGTGGTTCTTGCAATAGCATCTTTTCTTCTAAATCTCTTATTTCTTCCGTTGCTTGTGAAAATATTTCTGCACCATTCATCTCTACTCCACCAAGCATTTGAACTCCATTAAACTTGGAAAGATTTGCACCCCATTGTCTTTTGATTAAAGCAGTTGCATATCTTTTTAGATAAATGTCATCATACATATCTGTGTATGTGTTTGGGTCTAACTTACGATAACATTCAATAATTAAATATTCGCCTTCGGTGATATCATTATCCCAATCCATATCAATGTATAAACGATTTTGATGTTCTTGGAAACGTAAAGGTTTTTCTCCTACTAAGATATGAGAAAGAAAATCTAAATGTTGCATAGTCATTTCGTAGTGTACAACTGAAGTAGAACTAAAATCATAGAGGTCGTTTAATCTAAGTTGATAACGAATATCAAACATATTATTTGTTGCAGTATTATCAAATGGAAAAATATTTAAAACTGAAATAATAGAAGAAGGCATAGGAATAAAACCTTTACCCTCACTAAAAGATGCAGTTATAGAACTATCTGAAGTATCAGTTGCACTTGTTGTATCATTAGTTTTTGCTCTTGCAATATCATCAGCCGTTACTTGATATTTAAGATACATTTTCTCAATACCATCATAATGATAATGAGAAAAATATTGTAATGCTTCATCTATTCTGTCATCTGCTTGGTCATCAGATACGTTAATATCAATGACACCAAAACCTAAAGCCCTTAGACAATATGATTTAAATGTTGATTTTGAACTTGGTATTGCCATCTTTTTTCCTTTATCTACTATTTAGTCAATATTAAAGTCCAGCACCAATTGCAATTGCAAATGCTCTAGTCCTTGATTCTACTGCATCAACGAAAGCTTTAATTGATTGTTGTGATGCAACCTTTGTTGCAGAGTTGCTTGACATATCATCTTCGTCTAAAAATGCAGAACCACTTAACCCAGTATTTATAACTGGACTTGTTAAAGTCTTGTTTGTTAATGTCTGTGAAGAAGTCAGCAGTACAATTGAACTTGTGTCTGATAGATTTGTACTTGCAATGCTAATGTTCGCAGTTCCATCAAATGATACACCTGCTATTGTTCTTGCAGTCTCCAGAGCTGTTGCTGTTCCAGCATTTCCAGATATTCCACTTACAACTAAGTCTATCGTTCCATCACTATCTTGATATGTAACTGCAATATCTGTTTCAGTATTACTACTAAACATTGCACCCACAGTATCTTGAATGACCTCTGATAAATCTATATTTGCACTACCATCAAAAGAAACTCCATGTATTGTTCTAGCTGTTTCAAGTGCAGTAGCAGTAGATGCATTTCCAGTAGTATCTTGATTCAGAGTTCCAATTACTAAATCAATAGTGCCATCGGCATCTTGATATGTTACAGTAATGCCTGTTTCTGTATTACTACTGAACATTGCACCTACAGTATCTTGGACAACTTCAGATAAATCTATATTTGCAGAACCATCAAAAGATACACCATGTATTGTTCGTGCAGTTTCGAGTGCAGTAGCAGTTGCAGAGTTTCCACTTGTGTCTTGACTTCCAGAAGTATTTACGCCAGGAAGATTTATATTTGCAGACCCATCAAAAGAAACTCCACCGATAGTTCTTGCAGTTGTTAGAGTTGCAGCAGAACCAGTTGTGTTCTGATTACCAGCACTATTAACGCCCGGCAGGTCAATGTTTGCAGAACCATTAAATGATACACCACCTATGGTTCTCGCAGTTTCTAATACAGTTGCTGTAGATGCATTACCAGTTGTGTCTTGATTAAGTGTACCAACTGTAAAATTTAACTTTCCGTTTGTGTCATCATAAGCAACTGAAATACCACTTTCAGTATTACTACTTACCATTGCACCAACAACATCTTCTAGTTGTTCATCTGTTATTGATACTGTATCTGCACCAATAAACTTACCAGTAGATGCTTGATATTTTAAAAACTTACCATCTACTTTTACTGAGTCTCTATCGACATCATCCATAAACTCAAGTCTAACTTCACCGCCACCAGCACCAGACATTTGTGATGATGCAATTTGTTGTGAAATGAGTGATCTAAAGTTATCAAATTCTTTTCGTAGAGTTGCAATCTGATTGACTTCTTCTGAAATTTCGGTCTTTTCTTCTAGACTATCCAGATGAATAATCGCTTTGTCAATCATACTTGCAGTTTTCTCTACTGAAGTAGGTTCTTCAGATATCGTGTCTACCTTAATCTCATCAACAACAATATCTTCAGAATTTGGTTCTGTTATTGTAGAAAACAATTCTTCAAGTGCTTGAATGTCTACACTCTCATCAACTGGTTTCTGTTGTTCTTCTGGTTTTGTAATTTCACTAAAGGTATCTGCAAGACTAGTAATTATGTCTAACTCATTTTTTTCTTCTAGTGATAAACGTAACTCAACCTCAATCTTTGCTTCTTCGTGAGCTTCATTGAGTCCACTAAAAAGTTCTGTAATGTCTGTTTGTTCTATCTTGGGAACATGAGGTGCATGGACTTTAGTATCTTTTGCAATAGACTCTAGGTCTTTGAAAAGATTGGTAATGTCTGATTTCAACTCAAGTTGTTGAGATGGCATAATATTCCCCTTTGTTAGTATTTATAATAAGGGAAATACCTCTAATCAGCATCCTCTATTGTGTTGCCTTCAGCTACCCATTCTTGGATTGCTTGGTAGTCTGTATTTAATTGGTCTGTAGGAACGAAAGTGACAACATCATCTTCAGTAATTACATAAAGAACATTGGTTTCGTTATTAAACTGGTCTTTTTGTTTTTTAACACTTTTAATATTCATAATAACTCCTACAGTTCTGCATCAGCAGTATAATGATATCTGAATCCATTTGCAGCATCACCACTTGCTCTAAGAACAGATATACTCTTATCACCAGCGTGTTCTGTTGAAGCTGTTTGACCATTATTAACAGCAACTCCTGTAACATGAGATGACAGCTTACCACTTGTTTCTGCTTGGTCATATATTACAACTGTTGGTGCTGCCCTTTTAGCAACACGATATCTTTATTGATGTGCCAAATAAGAAGTTGTTGTATCACCTGCCATAGTATCTGTTGTTACTAAACCACCACTTGTGTCAGAAGCTGGTGCAACTCCAGCATTATAACTTTTTTCAAAATACCTTTGACATAGTTGTAGTTCTTCCCCAAATGACCTATGCTCAAATGGTGTGGCTTGTGAGCCTAATTCAAATTGAAACCCAGTTATAAAAAATGTTCTATCTGTGCTATCATAAAAAGATGTTTGATTATCTTGGAATAGTTTAGTGTAATCTCTATCTGCCCAAGCTGTATCTTGATGAGTGCCACTAGAAAAGTTAGTACCACCATGTAACCAAATCATTAAATTTGCACCATTAGCATTATCGTCAGCTATACCATAATCAGAACCACTACTTGCTTGTGTATCGCCTGGAATTGTAATACTTATTCTATTCCATGATGTTGTTACTGCAAATCCTTTTGTAAACCAACGAGCAGTACCACCTGATAAATGATATTGTAAAGCAAATGTATATTGTGCTGCAGCGTTACCTTTTACATAAAAACTTATTGTTGAAGTTTCTGCACTTGATTGATTATATTTTAATTGTTGTAAATCTTGACCCTCTATCCTTTGTTCTAACAAAAGAAATTCACCTGCTGCGACAGAAGTATCGGCAGTTGTGCAATCTAGTTTTAATGAATTACCAAAGCCTATTGGAGAATCAGAATCTTGTGAAGATGTAAGTCTACCTGCTGTGCTACCACCAAAAAGTTTAAATCTATCTACAGCAGACATGGCTTCAGCACCACCTTGACCAGTTGTTGTTCCTCTCTGTGCCACTTGCATAGCACCATTGATTGCAATATTTCTTCGCCCACCAATCTGATGACCACCAATACCACCATCTTTTACGTTAAGGCTATCTATAGTAACACCACTACCAGAAGTTTTTTCACTTATAGTATCTACAGATAAAGCTCCATTTAATGTGCCACCTGCTCCTAATAGTCTTGCTGTATCTGATGCTCTAGTCATTATGCACTCTCCAATGCTGTAATTCTAGCTGTCAATGCTTCTATTGTAGCTTGTTGTTCTTGCAATGCTTTTGTGAGTAAAGGCACTAGTTTGCTTTGGTCAATTTGTTGATAGACTGGTTGTGTGCCTGTTTTTGTCCATGTTTGATTTTCTTCTAATGGAAATTTATCTTCAGCAATATCTGTATGAACTATAGTGCCATCTTCTGCTTTGACAGTTCCTATATCTTCTGTGCCATCTTTTGCACCAGTAATTGCTTCAGGCACTATTGATGATACTTCATGTGCTAAAAATCCATCTACTGTTTCTGACTTACCTATAAAATTAAATCGTGATGGTTTAAGTTGCTTTAATCTTGATGTAGCATCAAAGTCATAAGTTACTGATTCTTTTAATCTATAGTCTGAACTTGTATTAAAAGCTGTAGCACTTCCATTATAAGTTATAGAACCAACTGTGCTACTACCATTGATTAGAAAAACGTTATAATAAATTGTTCCACTACTGTAATTAGTTCTATTTACATAACCAGTATTACCTGTAGTTGCAGTAACAAATTGTCCAGTTGTGGTAATTTGAAATCCAATCGCACTACTACTAAATGAAGAAGGGTCTCCACTAGTATGTTGCCATCTGTGATTGCCACTACTGTCAATGCGATATCGTTCTGTACCTGTTGTACTAAATTTCATATCTGAAGGAACAGTTGAACCAGTAGAACTAGCAGATTGGTCTACAGATATCATTGCACCTTCTCTTGTGGCATTATTAGAATCTTGACCAGTAAATCTAATTTGACCTAATGCTTCTCCACTTGCTGTTTCAGCAAATGTTCCTACTGTATTATTACTTGATTTCCCAAGTCTTAAATCTGGAACTGTACCATTTGATGTATGAAATGCTAAAAGACTAAAGTTTGTATTTGTTCCACTTCCTTGTAAATTAAGACCAGTATCAGCAACGTGCTCAAGGATTATTGTTTCACTTGACCCACCAAAGGTTATTTTGGCAGAATCAGAATTTAAATCAATGTCATCTGTAAAAACTACATCATCTGTTCCAGTAAGTATTTGCATAACTGTTGCATCAGCATCATTTTTAATAGTTACATCAGCTGTACTACCTTGTCCAGTAAGTATAAGACCCTCTGTAGATGTAAATCCAATTGCTGCGTTATCACCAGCAGCTGTGTCACCATCTGGTTCAAAAGTAGCTGCAGTTGCAACACCAGTTACATCAAGAGTTCCACTTGTTGATATGTTACCACCAAATCCACCACCATCTTTTGCACTTACTGTATCTGCAACACTAAACGCATCATACTTGACAACCTCAACGATATCATTTACAGTTGCACCAGTAGCAAGAACTACTGTCGTACCACTTGTTGCAGTATAGTCAGCAGGACTTAGTTTGACACCATTCTGATATACGTCAATGTACATCTCATCTGAATAAGTCAGAGTTACATTCTCTGCACCAGCACCACTAAAACTAGTTTGACCAGCAGTCGCAGTATATGTGTGTCTTGCCCTAAATCCTTGATATGGTTGTGTTCCTATATACATTGTTTATTTCCCTTGTGATTCCACAAATGTTTTGTAATTAGCTTTGACTGTATCTGTCCATACTGCATTGGCTACTGCTTGTACTTCGGTAGCTTCTGAACTTATGTCGGTGTCTGTGTGTGTCCACTTGTCATCACTATCTTTAGATGATGTGCATGGTGCAAGAACGTGCCTATGCCTTGATCTACTAATTTCTGTGCCATCTTCTTTGATGACTGTGTCTACGGCAACTTGGACATTCCAACTGCCTACGACTTCTATTTTTGGTATCTCTATTGATTTTGTTATCGCCATTTTTTACTCCTCTAAACTATACATGATAAATAAATGAACCAATATAATTTTCATTAGTTGCAATAGTTCTAGTACTACCATTTGATACATTATCCATTGAGTTCATTGAAAATTGAGTACCAGATGGTGAAACATTAACAACATAAATTGCACCAGTATTACTTGATTCTCTAACAACACCACTAGATTGAATACTGCTAACAGTAAAAGGTAATCCTGCTATAGTTACAGTTGAATTAATAGTATCAACTGCATTAAAATTAACTTTGAAATTAATATGAACTAATTGACCAATTTTTGTGTATCTTCCATGTTGTGCTTGTATAGCATAGCCTGATTGACTAGTTGTACAGCTAAATGTGCCTTCTTCATAATCGGCAAGTTTATTTGCTGAACCAGTACCACCTATAAATGCACCACCTGATAGATAGAGGTCTTTGAAAGTTCCAAAACTTGCACCTAAATCTATAGCATTAGTATTTGTTGCTCCACTAGATGATGGATCGGCAGGAATTATAGCACTATTAGCATCTATAAATCTTATACCTTTACTTCCAGTTCCTAAATATAAATCACCATCAACTGCACCAATATTTCCTACTTCTGTAGTATCTTTATAAAATGTTTGTATCTTACCATCACTTGATTTTCTTGCTGCAAGAATCGGATTGTTACCATCAGCAGTTGCCCATAATTGTCCAGTTGATTTAGCTTCAACACCTACAGTTTGATAGTTAGTTGCAGTTTTCGCCACTAAAACATTTTCTGAAGAATCTATTGTGATGGCAGTTGCGTCACTAGAATTGCTTATATTAGATATTCCTTCTTTACCTATTTTTGTTAATGCCATTCGTTACTCCTAGCCACAATACAATGCACAAGGAACAGTATAACTATCGTCATCATATGTTTCTTGTTTGATGTTTGTTAATACTTTACCTATAATTGAACTGTAAACATCAGCAGTCATTGAAGTATCACCACTCAATTTTTTTGCAGTACCATCTCCATTAGATACTAGTAAATCTCCTGCTGCAACTGTTATATCTTTGTTTATTCTTACTACATGAGTACCAACAGCAGTTACATACATATCATTTATTGTATCGTCATCATTGTCCCAAGCTGCAAATACTCCATAAACTCTTTTGCTATCTTCTGTATCTGATATTTTACATTTAGTGTGTTTGTTGTCGTTTTCTTTTACTATAACTGCATTATCATAAGTCACCTTTTCGTGTGTGTAGGATATTGTATCTCCTACTTTTTTACCATCTGGTAATGCAATAGATTTTTTAATTATATATTCGTCAGTATCATCTGTTTTTGGTACTGTAATTTGTGCTTGATACCAATCACACATCTCATCAATAGTTTCTATTACAGTTCCTTTTAGTATTGTTGGTTTTGAATTGTCTGTAAGTCTACTCCAATGCGAACCACTAAATGCGTTATATGAAACTGTACCACCTGATATAGAAATATTACCTTCAGCAGAAGCATCGTGACGAAATGTAACTATTTCTCCATCACTAGAAAGTCTGTTTAGGTGCATAACACCACCACCATCTCTAGTTATTCCTAAAAAGTCACCTGCCTGATATCCTAGACCCTCACCATTAGTAGTATCTACTAAGTTAGCAGGGGATATTGTGGTAGCTACTTGAAGGTTGCCGGCACTAGTAATACGCAATCTTTCGTTTGCTCCGTTTGTACTTACTATAAATGCACCACCTGATGCTGATTGTAATTGCAAAGACGTACCTGAAGCACCATGAATTTTTCCATTAAAAATTGCTGCTCCAGCATCTGACATATCAAGTGTAAGAGCAGTTATTACAGAACCACCATCATTACCTTGAAATTTTATATCTTTGTCTTGTACAGTAGAATAAATTCCAAAATCATTACTTGTGTCATAAAGGATTCCAAATGTTGTACCAGTATCTGCAAATTCTATTTGTCCATCACCTCCTGCATCAAGTATAATAGAACCTGCAACATCTATAGTTAGGTCACCACTAGATAAGTCAATTTCTGTTCCATCTATTGTGATGTTGTCTACAACTACACCAGCATTTGCAGTTACAGCACCAGTAACACCAAGTGTACCACCTACAGTTGTGTTTCCTGTAATTGCACCTGTTCCAGATGCACTAAAATTTGCAGCATTTACATTTTGACCATCAGGCATTGATACTGAACCTAGAGTTCGTGCAATATAATATACGAAAATATTATTTCCAGAATTACTTGAGGGTGCAGCTGTGAATGTTAAAGTAGTTCCACTACTTACTGCATATGCGACAGAGGGTTCTTGGATAACACCATCAACTGATACAAGAATATCTTCATCAGTTGCGACTGCTTCTTCTAAGGTAAATGCAGTCGTAGAACCATCACCAGAAAAAACTGATGCAGCTCTTGGAGAAGTAAATCTCTGAGCAGATGGGTTTCCAATATACGGCATATTATGTTATCTCCATGATACTTAATGTTCCACTTAGTTTATCAGCAACTGAACAATCCACTCTTAGTACATCACCAGTTTCCAAAACTACTTTGTTACCAGCAAGTAATTCCAAACTAGAACCAACTGGAATTGGTACATCTTTTGCAAGAAATGATGTTCCGTTTGTTACGTTATTTGCACCACCTCTACTTCCAGTTGTACTTACAAGTTCAAGTTCTGCTGTTACTTGTGCAGTATGAATATTTGTCAATATCAAACCAAGAACAATTGTGGTTGTACTACCAGCCGCAGTATATATTGTGTATGGAGTACCTGCTGAATTTGGTTCTGCTGCAAATGTAACTACTTTAAATGTGTTTGCCATGTTTTATTCCTTTATCTTCCTATTTATAACTTTAACCTAACGCAATCGCAAGTGCAGTTGCTTCATCAGCAATATCAGTAGTTAACGCAACTGTGCCTGCACTACTAGGTAATGTTACTGTAATATCCCCAGATGAGGCAGGGCCAATCAAAGTTAACTTGTTTGTTCCATTATCACTATCTTCAAAAAACTCTACAAATCCTGCTGAAGTTGAACCATTCTTTACCGACAATCCAGCATTGAATACATCTTTTGCAGTAGAGGTTGAAATACCAGTTTGAGTTGTTGTACCCAGTATTTCTACATTACCATTTATATCTATTAATGTTGCATTTAATTCTATTTCATCTGTCGCATTAATGTCTAGTACTGTTGCACTTGGAGCAGTTATATTTTGACTTGCATCATTGAATTGTAATTGACTTGTTCCGTTTAGTAATAGTCCAGTATCAGCAACATGAGTAAGAGTTACATCTTGGTCTGCACCAAATTGAATTGTTGAAGCGTCTGCTAAAAATAAATCTGAAAATTCTAAAGAACTTGTACCAAGTGCAGCTCCGTCTGAAGCATCTGGTACAAATGCTGTAGTTGCAGTAATTGTTGTACCTTGAATAGTTGATGAACCAGTTATTGCACCATCAACTTGAAGTGTTGATGCCATATCAACTGCACCATCTATATCAACCACATCTAAGTTTGATGTACCATCAATATCCATATTACCAGAGATATCTAATTCTGTACCGATTAGTTTTTGTGTAAGTGTTACTACACCATCACTTGCAATTGCTATAGAATCAGTATCACTTGCAGAACCAATATTACCAGCATCAGGTATAACAATACTGCCACCAGTTTGCATAAGTCCACCACCAATATAAGTTCCTTGTACATTTATGTTTGCGTTCACATCTACTAGAGTTGCGTTTAGTTCTATTTCATCAGTTGCATTAATGTCCAATACAGTAGCACTAGGTGCATTAATAAATTGAGATGCATCATTAAACTGTATTGCCATTGTACTATTAAGAAGTATTCCAGTATCAGCGACATGAGTAAGAGTTACATCTGAATCTGCACCGAAAGAAAGAACAGAAGCATCTGATAATAATTTAACATCATCACCAAAGACTGCATCTTTAACTATAGATAAACCACCATCAGTTTGTAATGAACCATCTGTAGTAGATGTTGCTTCGGTAGTATCGTCTGTGATTATTTTTCCAGCAGCAGTAAATACTTGAGAAGCATTAAAGGTTGCAGCTGCAGTTCCTCCAGTTGTAATGGTAATTATATCAGAACCAGAAAATGCAAGTGAGGTATTACCATCTGCATCACCCTTAATAGAGTCTAATGATACGGCTCCTATATTGGTAACATCTAAATCACCGAAATCTCCGTCTGCTCTATTTCTTGCTCTACTCATTAGTTAATCCTTTTTCTATAAATACTCTTTACCATCAGTAATAGCTTTATTTACTGCTGTCATATCTTCTGTTGTCCAATAGTCTTGTGTTTTCATAATTTCTAAATGTTCTATATTTCTACTCATACATTCTTTTTTTTCTTCTGTTGAGTAAAGTTCTCTTGCAGTTCCAGCAATTAATCCGTTAATAAGGTCTACACTATGACCCATAGTTGTATAGTTCTTTGCTATTTCTTCTTTTGTATATTGGTCTGACATTTAGTTTCCCTCTAATTCTTTTATTCGTGCTTCAAGTGCATCATTCTTTGCCGATAACTCTTGTACTGCATTAACTAAATACCAAGTCATATTATCTGGATTAACACTTAAAACACCTGTACTTTCTTCATTTACCATATCTGGTAATATAGTTTGTATTTCTTGTGCTATAACACCCAGTTGAACACCCTCTTTATTAATCCTAGCATGACTTGGAACTTCTGTTATTTCATCTTCTGTACGATATTCAAAGTTTTTCACTTGAACTTTATTTATAGCATCTAGTCCTACTGTGTTATCAACAATATTCTTTTTTATTCTTCTGTCAGAGGTTGTAGACCAACTTGAAGAATTATTTCCTTGATAAACTGCACCATCATTAGGACTTATGAAACCAGTAGAAGAACCTTTAGCAACTGCATGAACGCCCATTACAATACTATAATCTGTATCTGCCGCATTAGTGTCTGCTTCTCTACCAATTAAAATATTTGCTGTTCCATTTGTTAAACCAGTACCACGAATTCCATCTCCAGTTTTAGCACCAATTCCTATGTTTGAATCACTTACAGACACATGAGGTAATGCTCTATAACCTATAGCAACACTCTCATCTGCTGAACTTAAATCTTCTAAAGTTTGATGGCCAATACCCACATTACTATGACCACTAGTTGCACTAAAAAAAGAACGATATCCCATTCCTATATTTGAACTACCAGTACAAGTGGCATAAAATGATTGTTGACCCATACCAATACAATCATTAGCGGTTGTTAAACCATACATACCTTGTTCACCAATCGCAATATTTCTGTTACCACTTGTAATATTATATCCTGCTCTGTATCCAAATGCATTATTGCCACCACCATCTTGGGAATTATACAAGGATTGATATCCAACCGCTGCAGCAGAACCTCCTGTTGTCAATGCAAGTCCAGCACCAGCTCCAACTAGAGTATGAAGTTTTCCTGTTGTTAAATTATAACCAGCCGTATGACCTATTGCTACATTATTCGCATCTGCTCCAGCGTTTTGTGTTCTTAATGCTCCAGTTCCTACTGCAACATTAGTGCCATTTGCATCTTCTGTCATAAGTGCTTCATAACCAACTGCTGTATTAGACCCACCAGCCGTAACTGCGTTTCCAGCTTTGTAGCCTATTAAAGTATTAGAATCTCCACCATCAAGATTTGTACCTGCTTCATCTCCAACTACCACATTATAATTAGTACCACTCGTAATAGAGTCGCCTGCATTGACACCTATTCTTACGTTAGAAGCTCCTGCTGTAGCAGTAATCAAATCAGCACCAGTAGCGATAGTAACATCTCCAGCAAAGTTAGCTGTACCATCAACATCAATTACATCCATGTTTGAAGTACCATCAATGTCCATATCACCAGAGATATCTAATGCTGTTCCTATTAATGTTTGAGTTAGTGTGAGTTGTCCGTTTGCAGCAATTGTTATTGCATCAGCATCACTTGCAGAACCAATAGTTCCACCATCTTTGATTAGTATATCATCTTTGAATGTTACAATACCAGCAGATGAAATTGTAATTGCATCATTAGTTGAAGCAACACCGATAGTTCCACCATCTTTAATCATCAAATCATCTGCAATTGTGAGTAGTCCAGCAGAACTTAGTGTCATCTTAGATGATGCAGCTTCACTTGCACCAGTATGAAATTCTAATCTTGTTGCGTTTGAAGATGCACTAAAGTCACCCTCTGATACTGCTTGAATTGCAGCTGCAACCAAGATAGCATCTGTTCCAGTTCCCTCATCTGGTGCCTGAAATCTAATTGCACCCATGACATCATTTG